AATAATAAGATAATCTTTACATTACTTTTCCAGTAATTCTTTTAAAATTATTATTTATCTCTTCTTTTAAATTATCAGTTACATTATTAACCTGTGCTTTTATTGCATCATTAATAATGTTTTTAATCTCATTAATATCTATATCTAATTTATCTTTCTTTTCTTCTTTTGTTTCTTCGATTTCTATTTCTATGCTTTCATTTTGTAACGGTTCAGCAGAATCCAGAACACCTTGTATTTTCCCTTGAGCATCTTTTAAGTCCGTTTTATTCTTTCGGTTAAGAACCGCACCCTGTTTTAACTCTATTTCCTCTATTTTTGTTTCCAATTCTTTAATTGCTACATCTCTTATCTTAATTTCATTTATTTCTTTTTTAATTTCTTCCTCAAGATTGGTTTTTTCGGCAAGAAGTATCCCATATTTGGTAGCAAGTTCGATAATAGAATTATTTTCTTTTGGTATAATTGTTTCTATTTTTTCTTCTTTGATTTCTTCTTTTTCATCTTCAATATTTAATTCCTCATATTCTTTTTTATTGTCATTAACCCATGCTTGAGCGGATGCCATAGTCCATCCTTTAGATTTATCAAATATATACTTCTGAACAGTTGTAGTAGTTTCGCCCTTGAGCCTGCCAATAACAGCTTTAATACCTTTTCCTTTATCAATATCTATAGTGCGGAAACTATCTTCTTGAAAATCGCCAGGATCTCTTACCCTGATATGAATATAGTCTTCAGTTTCTTCTGGCTTAGTTACTATCTCTATCTTTTCCTCTGTTTTTTCTTCTTTTTCATCTATTATTTCTATTTTTAAATCATTTATTAATTCTTCGGATTTAATCTCAAATCCTTTGCCTACTGCAATATTCAATGCATTGATATTTGAAGCAAGGGGAACATCACTATGTTCTAATAATATCCATTTGGTAATAATTCTTCTTGCTTCGTCAACTTTATCGTCTGAAATAGACCAATCATTCACCAATTTTTCTTTTATTTTATCCCATCCTTTTTCCTTGGGTCCTATGGATTCAAGAGGGATAAAACCAATTGAACTAGAATTTAAAAATTTTTCTTTTACTAAATTATAAACATCAGAAGCTAATTGATGGTTAGCATAAATTGTTTTTGCCAACCAACCTTTTCCTTTAATTAATTTTATCCAAATATCCTTTCCAATAGGCAATCCTCGATAATCGTGGGAATATAAAACTGTAGGACTTTTCAAAAAATCTTTCATCAAACCACCATCGGGCATAACAATTTCTTTATCCCTATCCAAATCAGCAGTATTGATATATCTTATTGCCGCCCTTTCGCCATCTTCAATTTTTATATCCTCAGGATTTAATGGATTGCTCTTGCGGATAAATTCCAACTTATCTTCTTCTAAACTATATTCTTTGGCAATAGATTTTGCCCTTTCTGGCATTATATCTTTTAACTTTAACCGCTCAGTAAATAACTCCATTAATTATCACCCCATTTTTGAAATGATTTATAAAATAAAAAAACCACAGCCAGAATTTCTTCTAACTGTGGTCTTTATAAGACTCGCTCCTCTTTATGACTTACTAACTTGTATTTTAGAGGAGACTATATTTAATTTTAATTAATTTTCGGGGCGGGGCTTTGCTCTATTCCCCGTCTTCTAATCCGTCATCTTTATAAAATCTTAGAGGATTTTATTCTTTATTCTTATTATTTAATTATTTTCCGTCGAAAACTTTAGATAATAAGAATTGCATAAATCTTTCATTAGATGTTCTTTTTAACTTTAAACTATACCCTAAAATATAATATCACAAAATCATCCAGAATACAAATCTCTATTTTTTAACATCACAATATCAACTCTATTATCAGGAATTTTCTCTTCTATTATTTTTATCTTTATGTTTAAATCTAATTCAATAGTCACTTCATTAAATTTTCCGCAATTTGGACATTTACGTACTTCCTGAAAAATCTCCAATGGTCTTGAAGGATTCATATAGAACATACCTGCCCCAAGTTTTACGTCTTTTGATAAGCAATGATTGCAATTTTTACAACGAATTTCGGTCATATTACTCCTATTATATTTTCTTCACGATTGGAATTATGGTACATCTACAATTACTTCCCCAAACACATTTACCATTTCTTTTAACATAAAAAATATGATTTTTGGGTAACTCTATGTCATAAACTTTTCCATTATAGGGAATTTCATTAATTTTATAATGACTTGCATAAGGAGAATAACAATCATTAATTCTATACATATCAGTATTTAATTTAAAAATTCCATTCCTGAATTTAACTTCTTTACCTTTAGTTTTATCAAATCTATATGAAGGATGATGTCCTATCTTCAAAATTAATTCTCCAGTATCATCTGCTAATCTTTTTGAAGAAGTACAAAAAGTTCTACCATTTCTAAATTGCCCACCTTTCCAATATTTCCCCTTTTTAACTGTTCCATCTCCAAAACAATACATATCTAAAAATAATTTTATATATTTACTAGATAAATCTTTGATAATTTGTGGTACATATTTTTCAAAACTCTTACCAAATTGTATTAAATATTTACCCATTGTTTTATCATAAGAAGTAATATGATCTTTACCTACCATTAATTTAATAGGTATATCTTTTATATTATTATAAATTTCATTTATTCTTTCATGATTTTGTGCTATTGATATTTGATAATAAGTAGAACCTGATTCTTTTTTTCTTATTATAGTACTTCCTTCTGCTAAATAAATACCCATAAATTTACAAAATACATTGGTATTTATTTTCAATCCATCAATATCTATTATATCTTTATCTATTCCAATCCATTTAGAACTTCTATAAAATCTTCCCTTATTTGAAGTAATTAATTCTCTTGCTAGTCGAGTAGATAATTTATTTCTATTTACTTTTCTGTCCCAGTCTTTTTGCAATACTATTGGATGGTCAGGAGTAACTAATAAATCAAAACTATTTGAAGTAAAACTTACCATATTCCCTATATAATTGTATTTTATATAACTAATAAATGATAACCATTCCAAATTATAATTTTCTGGGTTTAAACTTAATATCTTTTCACTTTTTTTTAAATCCTTAAAATATTTCCATCCTTTATTTGTATAAATTTCTGTATCTTCCGAATAACAATTACTATGAAGGGGCGGGTAAGGCATTTGTCCATCCGAATAATCAAAATTTAAATCTATGTCACTAATATCAAAAGATGATCCTAAAAGTTCTGTTTTATCATTCATGTCTAAACAGAAATCACAAGTTCTTTCATCAATTGCCGTAAGCCATTGCTTCCCTTCCACTACTCCGCTCTGGATATATCCTAATTCCGCACCCGCATTGCTACCATAAATTGTTTCTGATCTCGAAATTTTTTCAGCCCTATTCTTATTCGCTTCATTCCCTAATTTTTCCATTATCCTATCAGCTATCTTATCAATACTTTCTCCTAATTCTAAACCTGTTGCAATATTATTCCTGATTATCTCTTCGGTAGTATCTATAAGTCCAGCGGGGAATCGGGTAGTCTGCCTCAATAATTCCGCCTTTACCAAAGGATTGAAAAGGTCAAAGGCAATGCTAATGGGAATTTCTGCTTTAATAGATTTCTTTTTTCTTGCTAACTTCAAGGCTTCGTCAATTGCCTTCTGCCCTTCCTGTTTATAAAGTTTAACCAAGAAGGTAGCTTCTATATCGGCAAATTCGCCTATCCATTTCTTTTTATCAAATTTCCATTTATCAGTATCATTGGGATATTTTTCTATCTTGTCAAAGACTTCATTTGCCTGCCTATTTAAGGATTTAAAAATTATTTCAATATATTTCTTTTCGTGAGGGTCAACCCTCTTAATATAATTATGCCAGAATTCCTCTTGATTACCAACCTGCCCTCCCGCCTCAGGATTCTGCTTTTGGTATGTTCCCTGACTTGATTCTATCAAATCCACTATATCATTTGAGATTTTTTCAATGGTTTTTTCACTAATTTTTAGCAAGTTTTTCTTTCACTCTTTCCGCAATATTTCTACTTATTTGTTCCAATTCTTTTTCTGGTAATTCTCCTCCAATCGGCATCAGCATATTACTGATATAGAATTCATCCAATCCCTCTTGTTCATCCTTACCCAATTCTAATCTCGCCTCGTTTCTATTAATAATTGCTGAATCTACATTTTCCTTTCTTGTTCTATGCTCAAATTCCTTATCTTCTGGAATGCAATTCTCATATACACAGAAGATCCTCTCATCAAATCTCGGTACTAATACCTCATTCATCTTCTGTTCCTTCCGTCTGTGTCTTGGACTGATGGTATTCTTCATGTAGGTATAGGTTGCCATCTCACTATTGGCTCTATTGCTTTCTTCTGATACAAGTCCTAATGGTACTCCAAAAGCATTATAGATTTCTTCTTTAGTAATTTTCCTACCAGCAAGGAAACTCAATTCTCGTGGAGTAATGGAAATCATTTTATAATCAAGTCCTTTATCAAATACGGCAGTCTTACCTGATTTCTCAACTTTTCCGTAAGTCTGATTCCATTCAATCTTTAATCTCTTAAAATCATTATCATTCAATTCTTGCTCAGTCTTTAATATCCCATCAGGTCTGGCCATATTAGAAAATAAAGCATTCTCATATCGGTTCATATTGTCATTAATATTATAAGCATGAGTAACTGCTGATAAACAACCCATTCCATAGTAAGCATTATTTGCAGAAGGGAATTTAAAGTGTACTATTTCAGAAGGGTCAAAAATTACATTATTAGGAGGATTAATATAAAGATATCCTTTAATAAATTTTTCCTTATCAGGAATGATCTTCATTTTATCGGGAGGAATTATCCATATCTGCACAGGTACGCCTGCACCATTAGATACAATATACCAATAACTATTACCGACAAGTTCCTGGTGCAGATCAGTTAATTCCTTCAATTCAAACTCATTCATAAATGGATTTACATTTTTCATCAAGTCAAGGAAGGGATGTTCCAATACTTCTTCAACTTCAACTGCCTTCCGTAGATATCTATCCAGATGTCCCATTTCTTTGGAATATAAAAATTTCTTGGTTTCAGGAGAAATAGGTTTTGTTTTAATTAATAGTTTAGTTGTTTTGGAAGGCTTTGCCACATAGAGTTTAAGAGGATAACTTGCTACCGTTGCAGCATTTTTAGAGGCCGCTACATAAACCCAAGACTTATAGGCATTCAAAAGCGAAGTATAATTATCAGGGGTTGCTAATTCCCTTTGGTAATTCCAATCAGAAAGATAATATAATCTATTATTTTTGGACATATTACCCTTTGCCACTTCTTTAATATAATTGAAAATATTATTAATTACATTGACTGCTCCTATGGCGATCACCAACTTTTATAATTTATTAATAAATTGCCTCCCTAAAAGCAAAAAAACCACCTCAAAAGCTAATTCAGCTTTTTAAGATGGCTATCGGGTAGCTCTATTTTATTCGATTTTTGACTATATTTAAAATATAAACTATTTTTGTGTAAATGTCAAATATTTTTTATGCAATATCAAAAATATTTTCTTGGGGTATTATATAATTCTTATTTTGTAATGGTATTTTGT